TTTGTTTTGATCTTGTAGCGCTTTTTGGGACGAGAGAATTCCGCGAAGAATAGATCCGCTATGCCCTGGGCGATTTGGGTGTCGGGTGAAAGAAGAATTGAACCGCCGTCGACGGTAAAACGACGGCTCAGGAAACGCGCGGCGGGTTGGGTTCGCGCCTGACCATTGTCCTTCACCTTCGACGTGAAGGCGCCATAGGTCGCGACGACCTCAGTGTAGACGCGCTCATAGCCGAGCTCCATGGCGCTGATCTCTGAAATCTGATCGCCGTGCGTGAGCGCCATATCGACGGTCAGGTCGACGGATTTGCTCCTGAAGAAAAAGGTCTCTCCTTCGGTGAATCCCCATTCGTAATTGGCGAACTTGGCGAGCTCTTGTATGGCCTGGTAGACGGTCTTGCCCGTGAAATTCGCGAGGGTCAACAAGGTCGCGGAGCTAATAAACGCCGCGGTGACCTTGTCCAAAGAGGGGTCGCTGTTTCCGGTCGTCGGCGTGGTGATCGTGATGCGGATTTGGAGGTAGCGCTTTAAGGCCGATTCGATGCGGTTATTGGCGCCGACGGCGATGTAGGCGTCCCAGGAAACGCCGTCCGTGCTCGACCTGGTTTCGTAAGAAAAAGAGCCGGCCATAGGCGTCGTGAATCCAATGATGCGGCCCCATTCGAGCGGCGTCGTCAGGGCGTCCAAGGTCTGAGTGACAAATGTCCCGGAGACCGTCGCCGACGGACAGTAGACGTCATTGATGAGGGCCGTCGAGAGCGCATTGTTTACGCTTCCGATGGTGATGTAGCCGCCGACCATCCAAGCCGTATCGAGGACCGTGATTTTTAAGGCCCCGTCGAAATAGACGTTCATCAAGCCGTTTGGCGTGCGGTCAATGCGGATGGTGTGATTGCTCCCGTCGGCCGTAAAATTCGCCGAGCCAAGAGCGCGGGTCGTAGTCGATAAGGCATCATTCACAAGTTGGATTGTCCCGACGCCGCCGGCAGGGTTTCCCGTGACCTCGATGGCGTAGCCATTAAGACGGAAAACATAGACGCTCGTAACGAGCTCGTAGGTGAAACCGTTCACTAGGAAGCCGAAGGAGAGTGTCGTCGCGCCGGTGCCGCCCAGCTGAAAATCGAATTGCCAGACGCCGCTGATTCGGTCCGATGGACGTTCGATAAAGCCGCGTATGGTATATCCAAATGTCGGGTCCGTGGCAAATTGAGTTGAGAGCTTATCCGCGCTCAAAGACATGGCACCGGAGCTCAGGTTCGTCCAATCATTTCCAATGGTGCCCGTCGTCCCGCGGTCAAAATCGTCCAGAAGCTCTTTATTACCGGTGTCGCCAAATCCCAGGACAACCGATCCCGCGACGCGGTTGGCGTCCGTCTTACTGAAGGTTCCGGCGAGCCAGTCGGTTTGCGTGTCCTGAGTGAAAAGTTGCGAGACGCCGTTCGGGAAAAGGACGGGCTCGATGTCGCCGCTGACACCGACCTCGTCGATGAGAAGCTGGATGAGCTCCTCGATTCTTTTGTTCGCGTACCAATAGCGATACTGGCAGTAAACGCCCTTCCCGACGCCCGGGGCGACCGCGAATGTGATCGTCGCCGGAAGCGACGGTTCATTGAGGCTGGAGACCGTGAAGTCGATCCCGAGCTGCATGGTGTCGGCGTCCAAATAGATAACGTCGATGATGCCGACGCCGTTGTTGGCCGTGACGAAGTCGGTCGTGCTGCCGTCGCCATTCCCAAGGTGCTCGAGGGTGGACACCTGAGAAACATTCTCCGCGTCCGCATTAACGAGAAGGGTTTCAAGACCCTGGACCGTGACCTGGACGGCGTCCGTCTGTCCGTCGAAAGTAAATTTGGTCGCGAGACCCGTGAATACGGTCACCGTTATTTCTGTCCCATCGCGATCTATGTAGCCCAGGACGATTTGAAATTTTGTCCAGTAAGGCTCGAAGGGAAAATAGGCCTGGTCCGCGGCGCCGGCGCCGAGCGCCTTGAGATATCCGGCCGGGTTGTCCGGGAGCCATTGGTTCGCGTCGTTTTTGAGCGTGAGCGTTAGGTTTGAAATCTTGAATTCGTTGAGCTGCTCGGTGTCGAGCTTCCCGATGATTTGGCCGATGCTGACGACATCGTCCGTCGGGAGTGACGTCCAGTTTGTTTCCCAGGTGTAGGCCTTGTCCGCCTCAACCCAATAGCGCCGTTTATAATTGACGTATTGGACCGCCATATTGAGCGGCCGGGACTGGTTTTCCTTGTAGACCGTCGTGACGTTTTTCATGCTTCCTTAAATTCTCCGCTGATTTCAAAGTAGGGTGCCTTCCAAACGCTCGCGTATTTCTCGCGCCAGGGGCTCGCCCAATGGACGTAGAAGAACTGCTCGGGCCGCGAGGAGCTTTCCGGCTGCCAGTAGAAAGCCTCGCCCGCTTGCTTGATTTCATAGAGCGAGTCGCGCGTCGCCGTTGGGACCAGGTCGAGCGTCCATTTATCCTCGTATTTGCTGATCTGCCCGGCGCTCTGGCGAAAAATCGTCCGATGAAGGGACCCGTCCCCGAGGATGGTCTCCCGGGCTTTCTCGCGGCCGGTGATCTCATAGGATTTGAAATCGACGCCGATGTCGATCTGGAGGCCGCAGACGATCATCTCGCCGATGGCTTTCTCCGCGTTCGAGATTTGCGTCAGGCTGGCCTCGAGCTTGATGCGGTCGGCCGAAACGATGGTAAAGCTCTTGATGCTGTTTTCTTTGTTGTCGGCGGATTCGCTCGTGAGGAGGTCCCAGCTCGAGCCGTTACGCCAATAGAGCGCCCAGGTTTTGAGGTTATGGTTCAAGAGGGCGACGGTGTCGATGTCGCGCAGTTGCGTCACGCCCGCTTCTTTGAAGGTGATGTCCAGGACGATGGTCGTCGCGTCGTTACCGGCGCCCGCAGTGATGAACCGGTTGCGCGGGTTGCGGTTGTAAAGGTAGCCGACGGACCCGCCGTGCGTGCTGGTCTGGGTCCCCTGGGCGTCGATATAATTTCGCGTGAAGATTTTGGGCTCGGCCATTTTATACCGCCAGTCCTGAGTTTTGTGTCGCTGCGTTTTGGAGCGCGAGCGCGAGCTGGATGGCACGCGTCGTACCCTTTTGAGCGGCCTCGGCGAGCCGCTGGGCGACGGTGTCAATGTTGGAAATGTCAACGCTCGCGGCGTTCACGGTCACGGTGATTTGCCCGATCTGGACGGAGAGGGTCCCCGCCCCGGCGCCGCCGCCTCCCCCGCCGCCGCCGGCCGCCAGGACGCCGGTCCCGCCAGTTCCGCCGAGCGGCGTTGCGTTTGTCGGGCCGACGGCGTTGGAGAAAATCTGGTCGAGGTTGCTATCGGTCCCCGGGAGCGGAGTCGTGATCTTGAACTCTTCCCGGCCGGCCTCCGAGGCCCGGCGGGCGTCGTCGATGGCCTTGGATTGCTGGGCAAATTGAGCGATGACCAGTGCCGTCTCGGCGGCCGCGAGCCAGGGCTTCGCCGCGTTCTCGGCCAAAATCTTCGCGATGGCGATGGCCTGTTGAAGCGCGAGTATCATCTTCGCCCGGCGCGCCTCGGCCCGGCTGTTGCTCTCGCCCATTTCATTCACGATCGCCAGGGCCTCGAGGGCGGTGCTGACCGCCTCTAGGGCCGTCGCGCGCTTGACCTTGATGTCCGCCTTGGCGAGCTCGATGCCACGCTCGTGCTCGTAGAGCTTCAGCTTGTCCAGTAGCTTCGCGCGTTCGGTTTCGTTCTTGATCTCGTCTTTGATCTTGGCCGCCTGGAGGGCGACCTCCGCGCGGAGCTGGGCCTGTTTCTTGGCGAGCGTCTGGGTGCCGATCTGGGCGATCTTTATGTTGAGCTCTTGCTCGAGCTCGACGTATTTATCGTTTTCCTCTTCCTTCTTTCGAATGATCGACTGGAGCCGGACGTCCGAGTGCTGGACGGCCGTCGCGGTTTTTTGGGTCTCGACTTGCTCGAACTGAGCGGCGCTGTCCAGGAGGGTCTCCTGGATGGCCTGGGTGGTCTCCCGGAAAATGTCCTTGATCTGCCCAAAATTCCCGGTGGCGATCGCCTTCAAAGCGTTGACCCAGCCGGTCCCAAACTCGAGGATGATGGCGGAGAGCCCCGCGAGGCCCGTGCCCATCTTCTCAATCCAGGTCAGGCCCTCTTTGAGCCAGCCCACGACCGACGTCAGGCTGGGGATGAGGGCGCGGCCGATCTGCTCCTGGAAATCGCTGAATTGGTTTTTGAGCTCGGCGGTGCTCTTGGTGAACGAGTCCTCGGTGTTGGCCGCGTTTCCGAGCTTGGCGTTTAGCCGGTCGAGGGCTTCCTGGGTCGTCGTGGCATCACCGACGAAGCTCCCAAACTCCCGCCGGACCTCGATCAAGGCCCGCTGATTTCCATTGATGAGGTCGGTGACGACCTGGGTGGTATTGGCGAGTTGCTGGCCGGAGGCCACGGAAAGGCCCATGGCGAGCTGAGAGGCCCGCTGGGCCTGGGTGAGGTTGCCCGTGACGCGAACCATCTTGTCGAGGGCTTCGAAGGCCTCGGTGTCGCTGAATCGCGTGGTCTGCTGAATCGCCGCGCCCCAAGCGAGGACCGCGGCTTCATTGTCTTTCCAGGAAATCTTATTGGACTGAAGGCCGAAGGAAAGCCGGCGGATGGCCTCGTTTTCCTCTTCGGCGCCGCGGACGGAATCGGAGAAGAACTTGACTATGCCGCCGGCGGACGCGACCAGGCCCAGGGCCCCGAGAAGGTTCTTTGCTTCGCCCGTGAGTCCAGAAAACGACCCGCCGGTGCCCTTCGCGGCCTCGCCGACCTCTTTTAGCTTGGCGCCGAGGATTTCAAGCTGGCCGGTCTCGGCGTTGACCCGGACCCGGATATCGAGGTTTCGCTCACCGGCCATTGGTCTCGACCTCGATGTTCACGGCGTTCGCGAGCGCGATGAAGGCGCGCGGCTTCTTTTTCCGGGGGATGCTCTTTGCCTCCTGGATGCGGCGCCAGGCGGACAGGAGGACAAAATCCCTGACTGCCCCGGCGTCCCCCCGCCGCGCCTGGTCCTGAAGGGCCAGGGCGGAGGAGGGCGACATCAGCATGATTTCCCGAAGGTTGCTCACTTAATAGGCCGTGTCCGTGTTGGTCAGGGCGACGTCGATGGCCTTGCTGTCGGAGGCGCTGTAGTAGCCCTCGAATGTCGCCTTGGCGGCCAGGAGCCCTTGATTCTCGCCGTAGGGGAAGGCCTTGTATTTGGCGGCGTAGATGTTGATGTCCGTGGTGTATTTGTAGGTGCTCGCGATCGTGGCGCCCACGGCCAACATCCGGAGAGCGACGGAGGTGTTCGCGATGAACTTGTCGCGCTCGGTCGTATTCTGGAAGTAGATCGTGAAGCCGCCGTCGATCATAAGCCGGCCGCGCGTGTAGAGCTCGGCGACGTCCTGGCTCAAGCTCAAGGTCCGGTGAGCGGCCAGGCCGTTGTCGATGCCGATGGTCCATTCCGCGACGTCGGTGTTCGAGCTGCCGGCGATCTTGAAATCGACTTGCTGGAAGCTCTGATACCGCTGGGTCGGGTAGGTCGGAGAGCCGATGGAGCCGGAGGCCTCGGTCTTGAAGAGGCCCTCAATGTCGACCATGACGAGGTTGTCGACGCCGCCGGAGAATGTGATCTTCTTGATGCAGCCGAGGTTGTATTTCAGGACGCCAAGGCCGCGGTCGACGAAGAACGTGTACGACTGTTTCGCGATGGCCGCGGAGCGCGTGAAGGTGTGCAGGTAGGCCGCGCTGCCGCCTTGCTGGGCGCTGACGACGGTCCCCAGGAGAGAATAAAGGAACTCGCCCATCATTTGCGGGTCGAGCGCCAGCTTGACCTTCAGCACGCCGACCTTGATACCGGCGACGGGGATGAACTTTTCAGGCGTCCCGCGGAGGCCTTCGTCCTCCAAATGCTGCAGATCATAATTCAATTCGGGCTGACCGATCGTCGGATACCACTTCGTCGGCGCAGTTTCCGCCGTCCCGCGGACCGACTCTTTCGCTAGGCCAAACTGTCCTGATTCAACCGCGTAAACCGTCATATTATTTGTCCTCCTTCAGGATTTCAAAATTGGGATTTCCCAGGAGACGCTCGATGACCTCCGGGTCCCGGATGATATCGCCGACGTTCCAAGCGCCGATGCCGGGCGCCGTGCATTCGCTGACGCATTTGAGGGCCTTCGTCGACTCCCCGGCGCCGGCCATTTTGTTCGGATAATCCTTCTTCATGTGGCCTCCTTGGCTCAGGGCGTGACGCCCTCAGAAACATAGACGAATTCAATATCCATGACGAAAGCGGCCTGGGGCCCGCCGTCGCCGCCGAAAGTGTTGATGCGTTTGATCTCCGTCCATTTCACCAGGCCGCCTTGAGAGCGGTCTGTCTCGAGGCATTTGGTGACGTCCTCGATGAGTTTGTCGGCTTCCCGCTGGCTCACGTTGGCGGCGTTGCCGGCCTTGGCGTAGCCCACCAGCGCGAGGATAATGGTCGCCTGAAATTGGTTCCGGGTGATATTTTGGCGGCTCTCGTCGGTGTCGGCCAGGAAGAGCGCCGGGAAGTCGCCGTCGATGAGGTCCGACGGGAGACGGAAGCCGCGCTCGACTTTGCGGACGGTGACCTGGTAGCCGGCCGATTCCTTGATCGAAGGAAAGAGCGTGTCGGTCAAATAATCCAGGAGGTCGGCGCGCTTACTCGACATTGTCCAAATCCTCGATGATGGAGCTCATGATATCCCGGATGCGGTCCTCGAAAGCTGGCGTCGCGTCCCGGACGCCAGGCTCCAGGAAGGGGCGCGCGCGGATGTTCACCTTGCGCGGGTGCCCCATGACGTGAGCGACGACGGCCGTGATGGGTCGGCCGAAGGCTTTGCGGACGACGCGGTCGTGCGCCGGGACGTTGACGATGCCGCGGAAGCCGAATTCATGCGTCGCCGCATATTCGACGTTCGTCCCGACCTGAATGACGATGTCCTGCCCCTGGACGGAGACGCGGGCCGCGATGGAGGAGCGGAGGCGCCCCGTGCGGACGCCCAGGCGTTCCGGCCGCGGGCCGCTGAGATAATCCTTTTTGATGCGGGCCTCGGCGTCAAAACCGAAAACCTTGGCCGCTCCTTCGATCTGGGAGACCAGGCGCGCGCGTGACGCGCTCACGCGCTCGCCCGCGCGCGTAAAGGTTCCATCGCCTTGAATGTCGATTTTAATCGGCATAGCAGAAGTTCGGCGCGAGGGCGTTGTTCACGTAGCGACCGATCATGGATTTCACGTCTTTCGGGATGTCGTCATCGCGGAAAGAAGTCGTGCGGTCGCCGGTGGTCTCCGTGCTGACGTCCAGCTTGCGGCCGGTGTAGCCGTGGCGAAATTGCTTGTCGATGAGCCGCTTGACCGCGAGGCGGATGTCGTGCGGCATCGTCGTCAGCGTGTACCCTGCCACATAGACGATTTTGATATTCGAGTAGCCCGGGGACCAATCGGCCAAGTAGTTCCAGGCCGTCAGGATTCCCGACGGCTTGTTGACCTGGACATTGAGCGAAACGTCGACGGCCGTAGATGAGTCCCAGGCGCGGAGGCTGTCGACGTGGATTGAAGTGATCGAGACGATGGGATAATTTCTGACGAGAAGCTCTCGGCAACCGTTGCCGCTATAATATTCGGTGTACGTCGTTTCGAGTAGGTTGCGGCCCAAGTAGCCCTTGACCCATTCGCCGACGCCGTTCAAAAACAAACGGATGGCGCTGTCGTTTTCGTTGCCGGTCGCCTGGAGGTAGTCCTTCGCCTCGGCGAGTGAAATCAAAGCGGAAGATGTGTCGATGTCCATTTTTTCTCCTAGCTCGTCGCCCGGGTGACGTCGCCGGTGATCGTGAAGGCGCCCTCTGTTTTTGTCGAAATGGCGCCCGCGCTGGTCAGGACCTGGACGTCATAGGATAGGCCCTCCAGTGCCTCCAAGACGGCCGTGGCGGCCGGTTTGAGGGTGATGGTGATGTCTCCCGCGGCCTGGTCGTCAACGACCAGGGAGCCGTCCGCCGCGGTGGCCGCCGGCGCGCCGCTCAGGTAGACCAGGCCGGTCGACTCCTCAATCTGCACGAGGGACTCGGTGTCGGCGTCGCCGTCCGAGCCCTTGACCGAAAACCAGAGCTTCGTTCGGTTTGCGATGGACCCGAGCCCGGTGAAGGAGATGGTCCAGGTGTCGCCGCGCTTGACGGTGACGTCAGTGCCGGACACGATCGCGGCGACCTGAGCGGCGGTCTGGGTCAGCGTGCGCGTGGCGTAAGACCAAATGTCGGCCGCCGAGAAGCTGACCTCGGAGGTGCCGTCCCAAACGACGGTGTAGCCCCCGCGGGGGTCGGAGACGTTCAACATGTAGATGAGGATGAGGTAGGTGCCCGCGGCGATCGTCGGGAAGGCCGTCTTGTAAAAGCCCTTCGTGCCGACCTCGGTCAAATTGATTTTATAGTCGGCATCGTTCGCCAGGACATAGTCCTCGAAAACCTGGCTGTTCGTGTTGTAGAAAAATCCGTCGGACACCCTAACGGCATTGACGAAAAGCGTGGCGCCTGAAATTTCATTTGCCCTTACGATTCCGGCCATGGTCTACCACCTCCTCACTTTAGTTGCACGGGCCCAGAGATTCGAAACGGGCCTTGAATTCTCAAATGTTGCGGCGACGACGGCGCCGCCGGGTCGCTCACGGTGATTGTGATATCATCCGACGCCGTCAGGCTTCCGTCGGAGGCCGTGAGCCTCAAGACGTGTGTCCCTGACGCCGACGGTGTGAAGGTCGTGTCGACGGCGTTCGCGTTCCCAAAGGTTCCGCCGGGCCCAGAGACCACCGTCCACGTCGTGCCCATGACGGCAACATCATCAGAGACAGTCCCGTCCAAACTGACCGCGTCCGGGTAGGTGCTGTTTTGGTCGACGCCGGCGTCGACGCTGGGCGCCGAGTTTGTCGAGCTGTTCAAGCGGAAGCCGTTTTCGTTTACTATGCCCCATTTGTCGACGATGTAAAGGTACGAGCTTCCGATGTTGGCGTCCGCAATGGCACCGGCTCGGAGTTGAAAAGAGATCGAGGTGCTCGTCCAGATGATCGGCGTCTGGATTTCGAAACCCGTCGACGAGGAATAAGTCGAGGCCGTAGAGAGTAAGACCGTCGCCCGCGAGGCGTCGTAGACCATGTCGTCGATGTCCGCATAGCTCGGCGCCGTCCATCCGTCGTCGTAGCTCGGAAAACTCTGAAGCATACCCGCGTGGCCGTTGTTGTTCTGGTACTCGCCCCCCATGAAGGAATTTGAAAAGCAGGGCTGCGGGTTGTTCACGTTGAAGTTCTTCCAGTAGTCGAAGCCGATTTTGTTGTTGAACTTGACCCATTGCTCACCGTCCAGGCACGAGGCGCATGAGGCGTGCCGAAAATAGTGCTCGTAAAAAATCCATGTGTTCCCCGTGATGTTCGGGGTGTCTTCGTAGTCGGTGCAAGCGACGAGCGGGTCGGAGCCCCCGTCTTCCGCGTAGCCCCACCCGTTGCCGCCAGAGTGGAGGATGTAGACGTCTTCCCCGGTGTCGCCCGTGCCGTACTGTCTTTCAAATT